GATCCGACGCAACTCCTGCCAAGCGACGCCGCGCTTCCGACCGATACGCTCTCTCCTGATGTGGTCAAGATGCTGCGGGGCATTCGGTCCCGCCTTCCCTCGCGGCTGCTCAACGGCAACCACTAACCGACCCACCCATGACCGATATAGCCCGCAAGTCATTCGGCTCCGACGGCGCCTTTGAGGCAAAGGGCATCGAAGGATTCGAGATCAAGGACGCCGACCGCGGCGAGGTCGTGGCGATCGTGAGCACCATGAACGTCGTCGACCGTGACGGCGATGTGGTGCTTCCCGGTGCCATCAAGGACGGCGCGCAGGTAAAACTGTCATCCTACGAGCACGACGTCATCACGGAAGGCAAGGCCCCGGTTGGTCGCGGTACGGTCACAATCGAAGGCGACCGAGCAGTGCTCAAGGCGCATTACTTCATGTCGACCGAGCGCGGTCGCGACGCATTCAACACGGTCAAAGAGATGGGGCCAGATACCGAGTGGTCTATCGGATTCTCGCGCCAGGTGAAAACGGCGCCAATGACGCCCGAGTGGAAATCGAAGGGCGCGAGCCGACTGATTGCCGGTCTCACGCTGCTCGAGTCCAGCCCCGTGTTCATGGGCGCGAACGGCCTGACCGGAACCGTGTCCGCCAAGGCGATGAACGATCCCGAGGACGCCAGCCCGCAAGAACAAGAGGGCACCGACAAGTACGGCGATGTCGCCTTTGCGGATCCGACCAACAAAAAGTACCCGATCGACACGGAAGAGCATATCCGCGCGGCCTGGAACTACATCAGCCAGCAGGCCAACGCCGACAAGTACACGGCGGCCGCAGTCGATACGATCAAGAACCGTATCGTGGCGGCCTGGAAGGACAAGATCGACAAGGCGGGCCCGCCGAGTGCGATGCCGGCAAAGTCGCAGATGGTGCGCGATCTGATTGTCGAGCTCAAGGAAGCGCGGGCGAAGGTCGCGGAACTCGAGGCCGAGAACGCCAATGCGGTCGCGAAAGAAATCTTCGATCGGTTCCGTCGGAACTTCAAGGCGTGATCGAACTCCGCTGTCATAGTTGTTCAATGTTTCTCGCGCAGACGGCGAGCCCGCTGATGCTGGTCGCGATGCTCAAGCCGCTCGGCGCAGGTCGATTGATTAGGTCGCACGACAATGAAGTGCGCAAGCGGTGTCGTCACTGCGGTTGGCTGAATGTGTTCCATCCTGACCGCGTAGTGATGGATCGTATATTCGAACTCAAGAATCACGTAGCAGTTGGAGGCACGTCCGCGACTGCGGAACGTCCCTCTCCGGGCCATTTGACGGCCGCCTCACTTAGCCCGGAGACGGATCATGTCAGACGAAGTAGCATCAAACGATCTCGCTGAAAAGCGGGAACAGTTCGCGGCCAAGCAGACCGAGATGGCGTCGGTCCTCAAGGTTGCCGGCGACGGTACGGACGTGTTCAACCTGTCGCGTGCGGCCGTTCTCAAGAAGCTCGGCGTGGCCGATTCCGCCGCGGCTGCGGACAAGATCCGCGAGATGGATGCCGAATTGCAGAGCCTCGGCGTCGAGCTGCGTAACGCGGAGATGAAGGCCGTCCGCGACCGCAACCGCCAGCGCGAAGAACTCCGCGGCGAGCCGGCGGACGACAGCTTCCGTCAGCCGACGGAAGTCTCGCGCAAGTCCTTCGGCGAGCTCTTCACGTCAACCAAGTCGTTCGTCGAGGGCATGCGGAATCGCGCGCCGTCGAACGCGACGATCGACATGAGCCTGAAGACCCTGTTCCAGACGACCGCCGGGTTCGCGCCCGAGTCGTTGCGAACGGGTCAGATCGTGCCGGCCGCTGTTCGTCCCCCGCAGTTGCTCGACTTCATCCCGGTCCGGCCGACCCAGTACGAGCTCGTGAAGTACATGGAGGAGACGACCGCGACGTTCAACGCGGCCGAAAAAGCGGAAGGCGTCGCCTATGGTGAATCCGTCTTCGCCTACACGGAGCAGGAGTCGCCGGTCCGCAAGATCACGATCAGCCTCCCGGTGACGGACGAGCAGTTGCAGGACGCACCCGAAGTCGCCGCCATTCTCGATACGCGACTGCGCTTCGGCATCATGCAGCGCCTCGATCAGCAGATCTTCAACGGCGACGGCTCGGCGCCGAACCTCGCCGGCATTCTCGATTACGTCAGCTCGGGCCACTCCAACGGCGATATTCAGACGTTGGCGCAGGCCGCGGGCGGCGTCGGTGACTCGATCTTCGATGCCGTGTTCTCCGCAATGATGGCGGTGCGCACGACCGGCCGCGCGAACCCGAACGTAATCGTCCTGCATCCGACCGATTGGGCGATCGTCCGCCTGACGCGCACGGATCTCGGCGAGTACGTGATGGGCAACCCCGGCCAAGTCGGCAGTCAGACGCTCTTCGGTCTGCCGGTCGCGCTGGTTGAAGCCGGAAGCGCCGGAACGGGCATCGTCGGCGACTTCGCGAACTTCTGCTACATCGCCGAGCGTCGGGGCATCGACGTGCAGGCGGGCTACTCCGGCACGCAGTTCGTCGAGGGCAAGAAGACGCTCCGCGCGGACCTCCGCGCTGCATTCGTCGTTCTTCGCCCCGCGGCGTTCTGCTCGATGACGTCGTTGGCCGCACCGGCCGCGTAATTCTGCCGATGCACGCTGAACGCTCTTCACGATCGGTGCGGTAATGGGTCACCTTCTCGTTACCGCGCCGGTCGTGGAGCTCATCGAACTCGAGGATGCGATCACGCATCTGCGGGGCGATGATGATTTGATAGAGCTACCCGAAGCGGATTTGATCGCGTCATGGATTCTCGCGGCGCGGTTGCACGTCGAGAGTCGCCTGTCGATCGCGCTGGTTGAACAGACGTGGCGGCTCACGATGGACGGCTTTCCGACTGGTCCGATCATCCTGCCGCGTCCCCCGCTCAAATCGGTGACGTCGGTGGTCTATATCGACTCGAACGGCGACGAGCAGGCGTTGGACTCGGCGGATTATGTCGTGGATTACGAGTCGCGTCCCGGTCGGATTGGGCCGGTGCAGGACACGAACTGGCCGGTGGCGGCTCGGCAGATCGCGAGCGTCAAGATCACGTACGTCGCTGGGTTGGATCAGGACGATGACGGGAACGCCGATCTTTTGGCCGATCTCCGGGCGGCAATGCTGCTGCTCGTGGGAGACTTCTATCGCAACCGCGAGGCGCAGGTTGGCGAATCGCTCAATACGAACCGCGCAGTCGATGCGCTACTGAATACGCACTATCGCTATTGGGACGGGAGCGGCACCTAGCCGCCTTCTCTTACACGGATTCCTCTCATGCCACTGTTTCGGGTCGCGCGACATACCGTCACGCTGACGGACGCACAGATCAAAGCTCTGCCAACGACGCCGGTCGAGACCGTGGCGACCCCCGGCGCCGGGAAGATTCTGTTGCCACTGAGCGTAACGTATCACGCGAACTTCGCTGCCGCGTACACCAATGTTGACCCCACGGCGGCTGTGCATGTCATCTTCGACGGCGGCAGCGTCCTTGAGTTCGGCCGCGGCCTCTTCTTGGCCCAGGCGGGACAGTGGGCGCACGGCAATGTCGGATACTTCCGGCGCGGCCAGTTAGACGGCCAGGCGAACGCGGCCCTGGCTTTCGCGCACGCAGGCCTGGATGACACGGCGCTGACGATCGCGATCGACAACAACAGCGCCGGTGTGCTGACCGGCGGCAACTCGGCTAACACTCTCACGGTGCAGACGCGGTACATCGTGCTCGACCTGCCGGGTGTGCTGCGGCTGGTGGGGAGCGATTGGGTTGTAGACGATGACCCGTCCGGCAGCGCGCCCGACGGTTACCTGACTTCAACCGATGGTGAGACGCTCATCATCGACACCACGGCCGAACGCGGCCTTCTTCTCGCCATCGCTGATGGCATCGCGGAGACCTACTACCCATGACGCAGATTGTCCTGCCCTCGCGGGCCACTGACCCCGTTGCGCTCTGCCTCGATATTGCCGATGGCTCAGCCGACGCGACGTATTACATGGTCGCTCCCTTTGCGGGCGACATCAGCAAGATCTACACGGTGATCGACGGCGCGGTCTCGACGGCCGACATCACCATCACGTCCAAGATCGGCGCGACCGGCATCACGAACGGCGTGGTGACGATCACGTCGTCTGCCTCTGCGGCGGGCGATGTTGATTCGGCGACGCCGAGCGCGGCAAAGACGGTCACGGCGGGCCAGGCGATCAACCTCGTGGTCGCCGGTGGTGGTTCCGGTGGGTCGCCGAAGATTCACGTCGTTGTGCTGCTCACGCGGTCGTAAGCAAGGGTCCGGGAAGACTCCATGCCGCTCGACGATCTAGTTCGCCGAAAACGGTTCCAAATGAGCCGCGGATCGGCCGCGGCATGGAGTGCGGCTAATCCGATTTTGCTTCGGGGAGAAGTCGGCGCCGAAGTCGATAGTTGTCAGATGAAGGTAGGCGATGGCGTTTCTGCGTGGAACGATTTGCCATACGTCTCAGTCGATGGTCAAGGAGGCGGTTCGGGTCCGGCAGGTCCGAAGGGAGATAAGGGCGACACGGGCGACACTGGTCCTGCCGGAGCTGATGGCGCCGCGGGTCCGCAAGGAGTTCAGGGTGCGAAGGGTGACACCGGGGATACGGGAGCCGCCGGTGCTGACGGCGCTACTGGTCCGCAGGGCATTCAGGGCACTCAGGGCGTGAAGGGAGACACGGGCGATACTGGTCCCGCGGGCGCCGACGCCCCGACGATCGCCACAGTGATCGACACGCTCTATCCGGTTGGCGCAGTCTACATTTCCACGCTGAGCACGAACCCGGCGACGCTGCTCGGCCGCGGCACATGGTCAGCCTTCGGCGCCGGTCGTGTGCTCGTTGGCGTGGACGGAGGAGACGCCGACTTCGACACCAGTGAAAAGACGGGCGGCGCCAAGACGGTTGCCGCGACGGGTTCCGTGGCTGCTCCGACGTTCACCGGCAACAGCAACACGACGTCATCGGTGAGTGGCGGGACGCCCGCCGGTACAGTCTCGGCGCCAACCTTCACGGGATCGCAAGGCACGACGAGCGCGGTGAGTGGTGGGACGCCAGCGGGCACGATTTCGCAGCCGACGTTCACCGGCAACGCGGTCGCTGCGGCATCGACGACTTCGCCCGCCAAACTGCTGACCGGCAACACCTCGAGCGGCGTCACGCCGGTCACGACGGCAACCGGCACGGTGTCGACGCCGACGTTCACCGGTTCGGCGTTGAGCACGCACACGCACACGCTCACGCCAGCGGGCACGATCTCAGCGCCGACGTTCACGGGCTCGGCGCTCTCAGGTCACACGCATACGGTTACGCCGACGGGCACCAACTCTGCCCCGGCCTTTACCGGCAGCGCGTCGAGCGTCGTCCAGCCGTACATCGCCGTCTATATGTGGAAGCGGACGGCCTGACGATGGTCTACACGCCGCTGAATGCCGGGTCGCTAGACAAGCGCGTCACGCTCCAACTGCCATCGTATACCGACGACGGCGGTGGCGGCTCAGATGCCCTTTGGTCTGACGTTCGGTCGGTTGCCGCCAGCGTGCGCCCTGGCGTTGGTCGTGAGTTCCTCCAAGCGAAGCAGGAACAGCCGGAAATCACTCACCAAGTCACGATCCGCTACCGTGCGGACGTGACTCCGAAGTATCGCATACGCTACACCGTAAACGGCACGGCTCGCACGTTCGCGATTCACGGCGTGCAAGACGTTGAGGAGCGTCACGAACAATTGATGCTCTATTGCTCGGAGATCGTGAAGGTATGAGCAGCGTCAAGTTCTCTGTGTTTGTGGAGGGCGTGGACTCGTTGTCTCGCGCGCTCAAGCTGGCCGACCCGCTCACGCGTTCGCGAGTCGCTGAGGCGATCCGCAAGAACACGAAGCAGGTCACCGCAGAGGCGCGATCGAAGGCCCCGAAACTCACGGGCGAAATGGCGTCGACGATCCGCGACGAATACTCAGAAGACGGCATGGTCGGGATGGTCAAGGTCGGCGAGGGGAAGTTGCCGCGTCGTTCGCAGGCCAAGACGGCCCGGGGGCAAGCAACGCATCGCTCCCGCCGTCGATCGACTGGCAAGGGCGCCTATGCTCCTGTTATCGACCGCGGCGACCCGCGACGGAACCGGAAGGCGCAGCCGTTTCTCTCCGAACCCTTTCAGGCCGACAAGCCGCAAGCGGTCTCAGACATCAATCGCGCGCTCGAGAAGGCCGTCGATGACATCGCGGGGACAACGTGACGGCAACCGCTTCGTGGGCGACGCAGGTCGGAATTGTGGGTGCGCTCCGATCCGCATCGGCTGTCACGAACCTCCTTGCCGCGCAAGCGGACGGCTCGTCCAGTGTTGTCGATGAGGTTCGGGAAAGCCTCGAATATCCCTATCTCGTGGTTGGCGAAGGAAGCGAGCGAGAAGAATTGTTCTTTGGCCAGGGCGGCCACGTCGTCACGGTTGAATTGTACATCTATACGCAAGACGGCTCGACGACGACCGCATCAACCGGATCAGCCGGATATAAGCGCGGACTGGCGATCGCCGATGCTGCGCTCGCGGTCCTTCAGGACGGTTCGTCTCTCTCGGTCACCGGCCATGACGTCGTGATGGTGAACCAGAATGACGATTGGGGAAAGGAACGCCTCGTCGATGGAATCACGCGATGCGTCCGGCCGCTTCTCGAAATCACCCTAGAAGATCAGTCCTAAAACTCAACCGCCCGAAGTGCCATCACACGCCTCGTCGCCTGACGGGGCGTTTCGTTTTCCCCCTCCTCGAGAACTCCAATGTCATCGACCGCTGGCAGAAAGGCGAAAGTCTACTGGTCCGCCGACAATACCGACGACTCATACAACCTGATTGCCGGTATCGATACGGTGACCGGTGGACCGGAGTCGCCGGAAATCAACGATGACGAGTTCGGCGTCGAATACGAACAGTCCATTACGGGCATCATCGGCCTGCCCTTCTCGTTGTCCGGCGGCGCTCGCATCGGGAGCGATTCGACGGGCCAGGACGCCATCGTCGCGGCGCAACTCGCCGGCACATCGCCGAACGGATACATCGCGGTGTTGTTCGACGGCACGTCACCCGGCAACGGCTGGCTGGGCGCGGTGAACATCACGAAGGTCTCGTTCGACACCAAGACCCGCGACAAAACGAACATATCGATCGACGGCAAGACGACGGGCGCCTTCACCTTCGGCGCGATCACGCTGCCGGTCACGTAAGGAGACAGCATGTCCTCCTCAACCGCGGGCCGGAAGTGTCAGGTCTATTGGTCCGCCACGAACGGCGCGAGTTCGTATCACCTCGTCGCCGGCATCGACACAATAAGCGGCGGGCCCGAGTCGCCCGAGATTGCCGACGACGAGTTTGGCGTCGCGTACGAGCAGTCAATCACCGGCATTCGCTCGTTGCCGTTCACGATGAGCGGCGGACGGCGGGTGGGTGACACCAATGGCCAAGACGCCATGATCGAGGCAGAGGTCGAAGCGACGTCCCCGAGTGGATACGTCGCCGTGATCTTCGACAGCTCCGCAGTCACGAAGAAAGGCTGGAAGGGCGCCGTCAACCTGACGAAGATCGCGATCGATACCAAGGTGCGCGACAAAACGAATATCTCGATCGACGGGAAAACGACGGGCACGTTCACGTTCGGCACGATCACTCTCCCGTAGGAACACGCCATGCCTTCGACTGCTGGACGACTCGGCCTCGTGAAGATCGGGGGCACGCCCACGGCCTTTACTGATGAAGCGGTGACCGCACTCACCGCAAACAAGAAATACCAGATCACGAATACCGCGAAACAGGTCTGGTCACCGACGGCCACGATCACCGTGAAAGACGGGGGCGTCGCGGTAGACCCGGTGGCGGACCCGTACGTCATCAACCGCCTAACCGGTGTCGTCACATTCACGGCAACAACGGCGCGCACGGTCACGATCTCGGGGACCTATCTCCCGATGACGACGATCCTGAAATCGAAGTCGATCACATATACGCACGGCAACGAGCTGCTTGATGATACGACGTTCGACTCGGGCGGGTATGACGAGTCGATCCCAGGCATCAAGAGCATCTCGGCATCGCTCGGCCGCAATTGGGAGTCCACGTACAGCGCGCAGTTCAAGGCCGCCATTTTGAACGGCACGGTGCTCGTCATCCAGATTTTCCACGACAGCGGCGCCGCGGCGGATCTTGCGTTCTGGGCGCGCCCGACGAAACAGGCCATCAGCATCGCGACCCGTTCAATCATCGGCGAGGACTTGACCTTCGTCGGCACGTCGGACGCGGACAGCCGCGTCATCTCACTCATCTAACCCCATGTCCCTCAGAGATGCACTACTCGCCTCGAGAGAGGCGAGAACGATCACGGTTACGCCCAGCTTCCTGCCCGAGAACCCCGTCGAGATCGTGATGATGAGCGTCGCGCAGCGGCGCGACCTGCTCAAGGCGGCCAAGAACGACGCGGGGGAAGACGATCCCGCCGCACTGCAGGCCGCCATCGCGATCGCCACGGTGCGCGACCCCGAAACAAAACAGATGTGCTTCAAGTCGTCCGACCGTGACGCGCTGATGCAGTGGCCGGCCGGGGACCTAGACGAGCTCACTGCGCCCGCCATGAAGCTGAACAAGCTCGAGGCGCAGGCCGTGGTAGACGCGGAAAAAAACTCGACGACGACCCCGAGTGCGTGAGCCTGTACCGGCTCGCCGAACGGTTGCACATGACCGTCGGCCGTCTCGGGGTCGAGATGGACTCGGAAGAACTGACCACCTGGCACGCCTACGATATGCGGGAGCGGCGATTGCGCGAGGCGGACGAGCAACTGGTCGAAGCGGCCACGGATGAGGAATAGCTAGTGGCACAGACCACCGCGTCACTCGTCGTCCGCATTGCCGCGGATCTGTCATCGTTCAAGAAGGGCATGAGCGATGCTGAGTCCCAGATGGTCAAGACCGGTGCGCGGCTCCAATCGCTCGGCGAGTCGCTGACCGCGGCCGTCACCCTGCCTTTTGTGGCGCTTGCGGGTGTCACGGCGAAGCTGGCCGCAGACAACGAAGCCTCGATCAAGAAGCTCGAGCACACGTTCGGCACGTCGGCCGCGAACATGGAAGGGTTCATCACGAACCTGATGAAAACCGTCCCCGCGACGAGCGAGGAACTGCGAAACCTCACGTCGAACACGGACGTGTTCTTCCGGTCGATTGGGCTCGGTATCCCGCAAGCGACGTCGATGACGCAAGCGGTGACGAAGCTGGCCGGCGACCTCGCGGCATTCAATCACGTCTCGATTGACGTAGCGCAATCGTCCCTTCAGCAGGCGTTGGCGGGACAGACGCGTGGGCTTCGTGAGTTCGGCATCGCGATCAATGAGACGGATGTCAAGAACCGCGCCTACTCGCTCGGGCTGGCGCAGGTTGGCGATAACCTGTCACACGCAGCGACGGTACAGGCAACGTGGTCGCTCATTCTCGACCGCACGAAACAGCAGCAAGGCGAAGCGGCGCGGACGATCGGCGATAATGCGAACGCCCTAGCACGGCTCAAGCAAGCGTCCGAGGAAGCGGCAGTCGCCTTCGGCAATCTGCTCGCGCCAACGCTCGCGCGAGCGGCCGACGCGCTGACGGGGTTCCTCAAGTCGCTCAACGATCTGCCTTCGGGAACGAAGTCCGCAGTGATTGGCGTTGGTGCGATCGTCGCGGCGATTGGCCCCGCGCTCTTCATCGTTGGCTCGCTGACCGAGAAGATCATCCTGCTAAATAGGGCACTTGCGATTCTCGGCGCCGGTTCAGCTCTCTCCGGTATTGCGAAGATCGTCACGGGCCTCGGCCCCATTCTGGCCCTTCTGAGCGCGCCGATTGCCGCGGTGATCTATGCGTTCGCCAAGCAGGGCGAGGGCGCAAAGCAGACGGCCGCCGACCTCGACCTCTTTACGCAATCGCTGAACAACCTCACCGTTGCTCAGCTCAAACAACAGCAGGCGGCCGACCAGGCATTGCTCGCCAGCATTCGAGCGCAGCAGGCGCGGGTCGCGAGCCAGATCACGAATTTTGATGCAACGAAGTTCGCCCGCCCCGCCGATGCAATGGAGTCGCTGAACGCGCAGAACTCCAACCTTGCCGAGCAGGCGCGCGTCATTCAGACGAACGTCGACGCGATTACGGCGAAGCTCAAGCAGACGGGTGTGGCTGCTGGCGACAGCGGTGGCGAGGGCGTGTCTCTGGCCGACATGCTCAAGCATGCGACCGAACACGCCCAGAATGTCATTGCCGCATTCGACCTGATGAAAGAGAAGTTCGGGCCGATCGCGGGATTCGGCGCCTCGCTGACGGCCGCATTGATCGAAGTGCAGAACGTCCTCGCGAAGATTCCGAACGCGATGGACCCGATGCGGATCAAGCTCGAGCAGATCGCGCAGACCATCAAGAACGACATTCTCGGCTCGCTCTCGCAGCTCGCCAACCTCGCAGCGCCTGGCTCGATTCCGCTCACAAGCGTACAAGCAGCAGCGCCGGGGCTCGGCCCGATTCCTGTGCAGGGGCCTGGCCAGATCACGCAACTCGGCGGCGTGGTCTTCAAGGCGCCAGAGGTGGCGGCGATCCCGCCCGAATTGCAGAACGTGAACGCGACGCTCGCGCGTGTGAAAGACGGCCTTGACGCTGGCCTGCTCGGCATCGCCAACTCGCTGACATTCGCGCTCTCAGGCTTGGCTCAGGCCTTTGTGCATGGACAGGGATCACAGATTGGCGCAAGCATCGGCGCCGCGGGCGGGTCCGCAGCACTCGGGGCGGCTGTTGGAAAGATGGCCGGTTCGGGCATTGGTGCAGCCTTCGGCAACGCGATCGTTCCAGTGATCGGTGGCATCGCCGGCGCGGCACTCGGCGGTCTGATCGGCGGACTGTTCGACCACCACAAGAAATCGGTCGACAACTCAGCCGCCTCACTCGATGCGCTGTCAAAGACTGTCAACGCAGTCACAGCTTCGATCTCGAACATTCCGCAGTTCTTCAAGATCGAATCCTACCGCTACGCCGCTGCGCCCATTCCGATCCCCGGTGTCTCGCCGAGCAATCCGCCGAGCGCACCGGCCGGCGTCGGTGGTACGACAGGCCCCTACAACGCGCCGATCGGCTACGGCAGCAGTGACATCCACGTTCACGGAAATGTGACGATCCAGGCCGCCGACGCGAAAAGCGCGCGCGACCTGTACGAGATGATGAAGCGCGAAGCGTTGAAGGATCGCGGGACGAATAGTGTCTCCGCGTTCGCCTTCCAAGGCGGATTCTAGGCGATGGCCTTCCTCGCACTCAACGGCACGACGATTCCCTGCCTCAGTCCAGGGGCGGACGAGGACGCGGAAGAGTACGCCGCCGATCGCGAGCGGATGTTCGACGGCACGATGCGCCTCATCCGCCGCGGGCTGTTCCGGAAGTGGACCGTCACCACGAGGCTGCTCGCGCCGAGCGACGCGCTCGCGATCCTCGCGCTGATCAACCAGGGCGGCAACCTCGTGGCGACGGGCGACCTCGTCGAATCCACGAGCGGTATCTATGTGATGCCGATTCCTGGCAAGCACACGCCGGTCCAGACCGCATCGGGACTCAAGCGGCGACTGACGTTCGTGCTCGAGGAGAACCCAACGCCGTTCGCGCAGGACCGTTCGGCCGTGGTTCATCTCTTTTTGCGGCGAGGCACGGGCTACCTCAAGGGCGCGTGGACGTACGACAACATCAACCCCGTCGATTACTCCGCTTGCACGCCGGCTAGCGACGGCGACCTTCTTTCGGTGTGGCAAGATCAATCCGGCAACAACTACCATTTCCTCGGCGGTCCCGCCGGCAACCCGGCGTTTTACGATTTTCACATTGCGCCGCAGATTGACGGAAACATGATCCGATTCGGCGTTGGTCAATTGGCTGGCCGCAGCCAGTTTCCCGGAAATACGCTGACGTGGCTAAAAAGAGTCGACGACGGTGGGGCATGGTGGACCGGGCTCACGAAAGGCGAAATCATGGCTGGCATCCGCGCCGTTAACGGGGCGCCCGGCTCGACCGGCCGCAATGCCCCGTGGGACCTGAATGGCATCGGCACGGCGGGGAACTTTGAGTGGCCGCATCCGAACGGCCACGTCCTCGATTCGACAGTGACCGACTCACAGCTCGATTATGGCGATTTCGTTGCCGCCGGAGTCGATTTCGGCTCGCTCAACGTGTGGGACCTGGCCGTCGATCTCACGGCAGTCTCGCCGAACCGGGTCGCGTACGTCAACAACGTCCAACTCTACTCGACGCATCTGACGGGCGACCCCGACTTCAGCAATGGTTCAGAAGCGTGGTTCGGGAGAGGAAAGGACGACGATCAATTCTTCGATGGGTGGCTTCGCGACATCGTCATGTTTGACGCGCCGCTGACCGCATCGCAGCGCCTCTCTTGGTATCGCTATTTGATCGGCCTCGACTCCTCCCCACCGATCTAAGCTCATGACACAACTCTTCGCCAACCGCACGAGCGCAAAGCTCGCGGCCTCGGTCGCGCCCAGCGATACGAGTCTCACGCTGCAGTCGGGGCAAGGTGCCGCGTTCCCGGCGCTCTCGGGCGCAGATTTCTTTATCGGCACGATCCAGAGCGTTGACGGCTCCGCGATTGAAATTGTTGAGGTCACGGCCCGGTCGTCCGACACGCTCACCATTGTGCGGGCGCAAGAAGGCACATCGGCCGGCACGTTCGCAATAGGCGACACGTTCGAGTTGCGGATCACTGCCGGTACGCTCGAGAACTTCATCCAAAGCGATGTGATCGACACCGATGGCGCGCTGGCAGCCAACAGCGACGCCCTCGTCGCTTCGCAGAAGGCTACCAAGACCTACGTCGACAACAACGCTGCCGGTGTGGCGTGGAAGACGGCCGTGCGCGCTCGGACCACCGCGGCGCTCGCGGCGAACACGTATAGCAATGGTTCCTCCGGCGTCGGCGCGACCCTAACGGGTAACTCGAACGGCGCGCTCGCTGCACAGGACGGCGTCACGCTGATTGCGGGCGACCGGCTTCTCGTCGACAACGAGGCGGCCGGCGCGGACAATGGGATCTACTCGCTGACGCAGGTCGGCGACGGCTCGCATCCGTACATTCTGACGCGCGTCACGGACGCCGACCAGAGCGCGGAATTGCTCAAGGCCGCCGTTTTTGTCACGGCCGGCACGGCCTACGCCAATACGCAGTTCGTGTGCAACACGCCGGCGACCATCACCGTCGGCTCGACCGCGATCTCGTTCGTCCAATTCTCGGCGGGTTCGCCGAGTGGCGCGGCGAGCGGCGACCTGTCCGGCAGCTATCCGGGCCCGACGGTCGCCAAGGCGAATGGGAACAGCTTCCCCGCCTCGGTCGCGCTCGGAGATCTGATCTACGGGTCGGCGGCGAGCACGCTGTCCAAACTCGCCGGCAATACGGTGGCGGCGCGGAAGTTTCTCCGCCAAACCGGCACCGGCGCTGTCTCGGCCGCCCCTGCCTGGGACGCGATCGTCGAAAACGATATTGGCGCATCGACCAACGACGCTGGCAATACGAGCACGGCGATCACCATCGACTGGTCTGTGGCACGCGCGCAGAAGGTCACGGCGACCGGCAACTTTTCACTGACGCACTCGAATATGGTGGCAGGGCTCGTCTATACGATCGAGGTTGCCACTGGAGCGGGCTCCTTCACGGCAAGTTTTGCCGGCACGGTCTGGGCTGGCGGAACGGCACCGACGCTGACCACGACGGCGTCAAAGTACGACATATTCACATTCTATAAACGCCTCGACGGGACGATCGTCGGCGCCGTCTTCGGCCAGAACCTCTAGCTGCCGTGCGTCGTACAATGATGGTCTCTGGCGGGCCCGCGTCGCCGGTCGGATCAGGTGGGCCGGTCTCGAGTAGTCCTTTCGGCGCGCATTTCAGCGGTACAGGTCTCCCGCTCACGCTCACCGGCGATCTCCTCGTTACGACCGCGCCGCGTCCCGCTGGTGGAACGATCAGCAAGGTTGTTGTCGTCTCGGGAGACGGCACCGTCGGCAGTGTGTCATTCACGCTCAAGAAATGCGCGCGCGCCGCCTTCCCAGGTTCGCTCGCGGACGTCACGGGCGGACATAACGTCGTGCTGTCGGCCGCCTCCGAAATGCAGGATACGACGCTCTCCGGTTGGTCGCCCTCATTCTCGGCCGATGACGTCTTTCAGGTCGGCCTGCAGACAGTTGATGGCGTCATCAAAGAAGCAACACTGTGGCTCTACGTCTAACAGGGACTTGAATAATGGCTACCCAGACTTCTAGCACGCAAAACTTCTCCATGGGGACCGCCGCCGTCTGGCAAGCGCTATGGGGCGGCGTCTTCGATGCGTTCATCACGGCGCACGGATGGACGTACACGGCGCAGACCGGCGACGGTGACCCGAACACCGGCACGCCGGGATCTGCCGGGACGTATCCCGTCTTTCGCGTGTATTCGACGACCGTGAGCGGTGAGACGTGGTACATGCGTATCGACTACGGCTATACGACCAACGGCCCCTCGCTCAAGGTGCAGTTGGGGAGCGGCGTGAACGGATCGGGCACACTCACCGGGCAGACCTCGACGCTGCAGACATTGGCGTTCACCTCGAATGAATTAACGACCAACAAGTTCTACGCGATCTCCTCGGCCACGGGTCGATTGTCGTTCATGGTTGGAGGAGTCGGGACATCGTCAGGCGGAGCGATGTGGTACTTCGTCATCCATGGCGGCGTTGATGTGACGGGCGCAATGTCCAGCGGCGTCGATTATTTGCACAACAACGCGAACAGCGACCTCACGCAAAACATTCCCGTCTCAGGTACGGTGCCGGGCACTATTGCCACGTTCCCCTGCAACCAAAGTACGCTCGCCTCGAACGTGATCGGCTCGCACACCATGACCTTCCACCCGTTCACATGGAACGAGGCGGGAGGCAACAATCCAACGCCAGCGATGATGATTGGCGGGACGACGGATTTCCCGACGGCTGGCATCACAGTGACGGCGACGCTCTATGGCTCGACACGGACGTTTCTCGCCACGGCTCAGCTGTCGGCGGTCAGCAGCAGCCTGCGGACATGTATCCTCTACGAATAACGGAGTAGATCAATGGCCACCTCACCCGTAACAACGCCAACGCCAGGCGCGGCAGTTGTGCCAACCTTCCGAACGCTCGACGGACAACTCCCAGACTTCAATCTCCCGTATCGGCCCGTCGTACCGCCGACCGGCTCTGGCGCCGGCGGCGGGAGTCCCACGGTCGGAGCTCCGGCGACGGGCTAATGGAACCGAATCGCCAGCAAGGCGCCGAAGAGGCCCAAGGTGCAGAACGCGGCGGGGCGCCAACGCCGACCGGCGAAATGCCATGCGGCGGCGGCAAGCGGTATCGCGAATATCAGATCAGTCACGTAATGTTCGCCGAACCCGATCGTGGCGAGCGCGGTGAGCAGCACGACCTCCCCCGCCCCTCCTAATCCGCTAGCCCGTGCTTCTTAACGCTTCACTTCTGAACGTCCTCACGATTGACGAGGGCGGCCTCGGTGGCGGCGGTGGGTCTCACTCTGGGACGCCAGGCTCGGCCCGGTTCATCACCGACACAGATCTCGCCCGCCTTCTCACGAGCGCTGGCTACAACGTCGCGGCGCGTGTCCGCATCCAGGACCCGTCCGGCGTCATCTGGGACTACTCCAACCGCGACGCGATCAACTGGATTCACTCGATCGAATACTCGGGCACGATCGACCAGAACGTCTCGACGGCAACCGTGAAGCTCTGGCGCGAAGTCGGTGGCCGGTCACTCGCCCCCTTTCGCACCAACAGCGCCTACAACCAGATCGCCTTCGTTGAAGCGGACGCCACGCTCGGGAAGGGTCCGAGTATCGACGCCGGCCGACGGATCACGATCGACGTGGCGACGGTTGACATCGGCATCACGCCGGCCGACTCGGATTATCACACGATCTTTGACGGCTACATCGACATGATCGACTGGGCCAACGCGATCGTGGAACTCGACTGTCGCGATCTGGCCGCCGAGCTCGCGGATACGTGGTTCACGAAGCCCAATGTCATCGGCGGGTTCCCGGTATTCGATCTTGTCGGCGCGGTGATCGAGTTGATCTTCCTCCTCGCGCCCGATACCAAGCTGCACTTCTCTGTCCCGGCCTTCCCCGATCCCGACGTTGTAGTCACGCCATTCAAATATGACATCGAGTCGGGACTCGGCCCGATTGTTCGGGTCGTCGGTACGATTGGATGGGATGTTCGGATGCGGTGGGACGACTCGCTACAGGCGTTCTCGTTCACACTCCGCGACCCCGGCCGCAACAAGACCGTCGCCGATTGGACCTTTCCCCCCTCGAGCTACTACAACTTTTCGCAGTATCGGAGCGACCGGACGCCGATTCGCAATGACGTGACGGTCTACTATGGCCCGTCGGGTGACCCGCCCGGAAGTTCACGCGCCTCGGTCAATGCGGTCGACCTCGAGTCGGTGCGCCGCTACGGGCGCCGTTCAATGATCGACCAGGAGGACAGCGGCGGCCCGATTCAGGACTCGGTATCTGCTCAGGCTCTCGCGAATCTGATCGTCGGTGACATCGCGGACCCGTTCGCCGATGCGATTGTCGAGATGCCCTTCTTTTGGCCCGCCGATCTTCATGACCTGATCTCCTTCCCCGCGAATCTCGTCCATTCAGACGAAGAGCAAAAACTTTCCATCGTCGCGTATCACCATCAACTCGATGGGGGCGCGCAGGGCAAGAGTCGGTCGCAGTTCACCGTCCGTGGCAAGCCAGCGGGGTCGTACTACCGCTGGCTTGCTCGCAAGCCCGTCGGCGGGGAGACGGAACCGAGTGGAGACAATCCGGTTCCTGGCGGATTCGCGCTCTTTGAACAAGTGCCGAACTACACGACGGATCACGTCGCCTTCAACTGGGGCTGGGGCGGCGACGCGTCGGCGACGTTCGACCTCTACGTGCAGCTCGGCGATACGGGTTTCGTGTACGTCGACACGATCGCTGCACTGACCTTCACCTACGACTACGACGTCGGGACGGACATCGAGCCGTTCCACACGCCGCCGGATGCGCCGCAGGTCGCGCTCAGTATCTCATTCTACCTGATCGCAAAAGTCGGGTCGACTATCGTTGCAACGTCGCGTGTCAGTTCCGCCTCCTACGGCCGGGGACCATAACCCAATGGCTGCATGGCAGATTCAGAGCCCGCCGGCCGAAGACTGGTGGCTGCGCCTGCTCGAGATCTCGGGCGCCGGTCTCCTCGGCTTCGTCTCGGCACTCATGACGAACCGGGCGCGCTTTCTGAAGCTCGAGACGCTGATCGCTGGCGAGAAAGAGAAGCGCGAGGCGCACGAAGAGAAGATCGCCGCGGACGCCATCGCCTTCGAGAAGCGCATCGACGCCTTGTTCGCCGAACTCAAGGTGCTCATTCGCGACGGGAAGGATAACGCGGCCGTGGGCGAGCAGCGCCGCGTCAACGAGACGAACGTCGCCCTGAACGCGATCCGCACGGACAACAACGAGCATCACCGGGAGAACCGCGAGCGGCTGCGCATCTTGCGCGAGCAGATGTTCACCGTGTTGCGGCTCGTCGTGAAAGTCGCGCGCGTGATCCCGGGCATGAGCCAGACCGAAGTCGACGACGCGAACGCGCATTTCATCGCGCTCGAAGTGGAACGCGCGGATTGATGAGCGCCGCTGCCTCGTGGATGCTTGCCGCGCTCTGGCTCACGTTGTTAGCAGTTGGCGAGCTGGCGCTGATCCTCGCGCTCGTCTACGTCTACCGGCACTACAGCCGGATTGTGGCGTACGTCCGCTCGTTCGTCGACGATCCGAACTACACGGATCACGCCTCGATGGCGCGGGCGTGTGCGGGGCTGGCGATGCTCGCCGCGCTCGCGATTGTCTGCGCCATCATCCGGTTCGCGTTCACCAAAGATGCGAGCGTCGGGATGGCGACCGTCCTTGCGGGCGCGTTGACGACGCTACTCGGAACGGGTGTGCTCGGCCTGCTGCTCCGAAAGAAGCCGGACGGCTCGAGCGAGACGATCGACGACGTGAAGCCGACAAAAGAACACGCCGCGGCGCAGACGACGGTGACGGTCGACACGAAGGCGGGCCAATGAGTCACGGACTCGCCGATCCGCCTGCCGAGCCGGCGGTGAACACTTCGCTGAGCTGCCTCGCGCCGCGGTTTTCCGATGCTCTCGCGGCGATGATCCGCCAATTCACCGAAGCCGGCTACGATCCGATCGTCTCCGAGTCTTGCCGTACCTCAGAGCGGCAGGCGTGGCTCTTCGGCTTCGGCCGCGAATGGGATGACGGGCGCGGCGTCGTGACGCAGGCCGAGACGAACACGACGACCTGGCACGGCTACGGGCTCGCGGTCGACGTCATCTCGAAATCGAGACAGTGGGACGCGCCAGCGGATTTCTGGAAGGCGCTGGGTAAGTTCGCGCGCGCCAATGCGCTCGCCTGGGGCGGAGATTGGCCGCGGTTCCAAGATCGGCCGCATGTCCAGTGGGGCGAGCCGATGCGGCAGGCACCGTCGCTGCACGCGGCAGAACTGCTTGCGTCCGGGGGTATGGTGGCCGTTTGGCGAGAGGTGGGCGCGGTATGACCACCATCCACTGGCCCTTCCTCTGGGCGCTTCTCTTTTTTGCGATCGTCGCGGTTGAGTGCCTAGCGCTCGGTTCGGGGCACAGCGAGTACACGCTGAGTTACACGGTGCGACTGATCCGCTTCGATCCGATCGGCCGCTTCATTGTCGTGCCGCTCATGTGCTGGCTCTTAGTTCATTTCGTCATTGCACCGCGCTGGGTCGGCACGGCGTTCGATTGGCGCAATGCGCTCGGCCTGGGACTTGGCTTGTTGGTGGCGATCCTCGAAACGATCAAGCGATGATCCCTATCAACTGGCCTGCCCTCGCCAAGAACACCGCCGCGCGCGTCGTCGCGGCGGCCCTCGTCGCACTCGGGTCGCTCTGGCTGGCCCGCTGCTCCGGCGAACGTCACCAGAGTGCCCGCGACCGGCAGGACGCGGCGGACGCACAAGCGCAAACGAGCGAGACCGCGGCGAAGGCGTCGGCGAAGGTCGGTGACTCCGTGACGCGCGTGTTCGCCGATTCGATGAAGGCGCTACGTGTCGCAAAAGCCAAGGCGGACTCCGGCGCGGCGCGCGCGCTCCAACACCTCGGCACAATCACCGTGATTCACCGCGACACCCCGGCGCCTCGAGGCGAGACGGCAGTCGCTGGGGTCGATGGCCAGCCCGAACCAGATACCACGAAGTACGCCACGATTCAGCGGCAGGGCGATCCGCGTCTCTACGACGTGCCGCAGTTCGTGGTCGACCTCGGGGCCGAACTTCGGAAGTCGCTCGTCGAGAAATCGGACGAGGCGGCGAAGGCGGAACGGAATCTCGCGATCGCGCAAAGCCTCCACGCAGCCGACACGAACACGATCCGCGACCTGAGAACGGCGCTCGACGCGCGCACGAAGGCCGAAGACATCGCCAAGTCGGACGCCGGACAGGAATGCCGGCTGCTTCTCTTCGTTCCCTGCCCGCCGCGCAAGGTCGTCGCCGTCACGGCCTTTGCGCTTGGCGCTTTCGGCGGCTTCGAGCTCGCCAAACGATGAAATCCTTTCGCTCGTTCGTCCTCGCTCCGCTCGCCGATCAACTCACCTTATTGGGGAAACAGATCATGACCTCGCTCGCTGATGTCCAGAACGAACTCACCACCGTCACCTCGAAGCTCACCGATGCCCTCGCCCGCGTCACCGCGCACGAGCAGGCGGAAGACGCGACAAACGCCGCGCTGCAAACGCAGGTGACGACCCTCACGGCCGCGAACGCCGATCTTCAGTCCCAGATCGATGCGCTAAAAGCGCAGGGCGTGGACACGACGGCGCTCGACGCGATCATGACGACGCTCAAGGGCGTCGAGACGAGCATCGACGGGATCGACGCCGGACCCGCCGCGCCTCCTGCCGCGCCGTCGGGCGAATCGCCGGTTCCGTGAAGACCGGCCTCGCAGTCCTCACGGCCTTCAGCGCGGTCGCTCTCGGGACCGCGCTGGAGCCGGCCGTGTTCGTAGGCTCGGCGGCGTGGCGACCGTCGCGTCTTCCAGTCTCGGCGCCAATGCCTCAGGCGTTGCCACTCAGCGGCACGCAGTTCTTGACGGTGCAGCCGGGCGATACGATCGCCATGACCACGAGTAGCAGCAGTGGCCCTGAGGGCGCGTGCTTCAAGGCCATCGGCAACTCGCGGATCGTCACGCTGGCCTGCAACGGGCCACGGGGCTACCACGTCTTTCTCCGAGCGTATCACGGCAAGATCACGCCGGCGAATGCCACGCTTGGCGATACGCTCGCGCTCTCCCTCCCGGCGCCTCTTGCTACGGCCGCGACGGCTTGTGATACGGCTCTCGCGAACGCCGGGATTCGCGG